ATAATGAATTGACAAATCCCGGGGAACCACCCGAGATAACAGAATTTTAACAGGAGGAACAGAACATGGGATGGCTATCAGATGTATGGAAAAGCTGGAGCAAGAGGGCCACGGCAGAGGTAAAGAACACAGCCAAGGCTGAAATCGAACGCACAGTCAAGAAACTCGTCAAGCAGAATCTCTTTGTGCTTAAGGTCACCATTGAGGACATCGATGAACCAAGGGCCAGGCAAAAACTGGCAAGCGAACTCGGCCTAACCGCAATCGAGTCCACCAGCGGTGGAAACTGGAAGGCGAAAACCAAGACAGGGATCAGCGTCCTGATCACGCACACATCGGTATAGGCGAAGCATGGAACTTAAAGCCCCTTTCCCTTATTTCGGCGGCAAGAGCAGGGTCGCAGAATCCGTATGGGAGGCCCTGGGCCAACCGAAGCATTACTTGGAGCCGTTCTTTGGGTCAGGGGCCGTTCTCCTTTCAAGGCCCAGATACAACCCGGATAGCCATGTCGAAACCGTGAACGACAAGGACGGCCACATCTGCAATGTCTGGCGATCCTTAAAATTTTCGCCTGATGAAACAGCAAAATGGGCAGACTGGCCAGTGAACCATGCCGACCAGGCAGCCCGCAAGAAGGCCCTCATCGAGAACGAATCCCAGCTGCTCAAGAACCTGACCGCAAGCGACACCTTCCACGATCCCAAGCTGGCCGGATACTGGATCTGGCTGGCTGCAACATGGATAGGCGCAAAAATGCTCCAGCCTCAAAACGGCATTGGGCAGATCCCTCACATTGGAAACGCTGGCAGGGGAGTCAACGGGATCGAATCAGCCGGAAAAATCTTTCAATGGTTCGAATCCTTGAGCAAACGCCTCCGCCGGGTCAGGGTTGTCTGCGGCGAATGGCATCAGATCTGCGGGGGAAACTGGCACGACCTCATGGGAACCGCCGGGTTTTTCTTTGATCCGCCATACGGCGCTGAGGATCGAACCGAGGTCTACAACAAAGACTGCTTCAAGGTAGCCAGCCAGGTGAGACAATGGTGCATCTTAAATGGCAGCAAGGAATCATACCGCATCGTTCTCGCTGGCTATTATGATGAACACAAGGAACTCGAACATCATGGCTGGCAAAGCATGCAGTGGAAAGCACAGGGGGGATTTGCACACTCAGGACAAACAAAGGAAACCCGAGGTCAGGTGAATTGTTATCGAGAAGCACTCTTTTTCAGTCCACACTGCCTCATTAAAAAACCGCAGCAAGAAGAACTGTGGTAAATCAAATTACAAGGAGACGCAACGAAATGCAACACACTAACGAAACCGGAAAACAGCCCGAAGGGATACCTATCCCGAGAAACATGGACGAAAATTCTACCGACAGGTTCAAGATCAAAATGAATCCGGTCGTCAGCAGCAATGTCGAAGCAGTCGGATATCACCCCGACCTCCAGATCTTCCAGATCAGGTTCAAGAGCGGCCAGACCTTCCAGTTCTTCAATGTGCCGCCGGAAACCTTCGAGGAAATGAAGGCCTCTGATTCAATCGGCAAATTCTTTCATGCCCGGATCAAGAACCAGTTTTCAGGCGACAAGCTCGGGGCGAATCAGGAACGCAAGGATGACGGTTCAACCATCGTGGTCACAGTTTACGAAATTGCCAAGGAATACACCGTCCATGTTCCGAGGCAGGACAAGGAGGCTGAGATCACCAAGGACGAGATCATGAACGCACAGCAGGAAGCCATGCTTATCGTCCAGGCGGCCAAGAACCACATGCAGGGAAGGGAACCAAGGAGGAAGCTGCTGGCCGTCAACTGACGGTCGGTTTTTCACATATAACCTCCTTTAAGACAGGGGCAGGGGACACCACCACCCTGCCCCACCAAAAATGTAAACGGCTTCAAAAGGATAGTGAAAAAAATACGGGAGACGCAATGCAGATCGAACAAGCTCAAATCAGCGATGGAATCAGGCAAGAACCGATAACTTGTTGTAAATCAACTTCAGGAGCGAAAAGCATGAACGCAATACTATGGGACATCCCCGAGATGCCTGAATCAGCGGAAACCATAACCGAGATTGTGAAACGCAAGGCCGATGAATTTTATAAACAGTACAACAGACACGCCAGCTTTATCGTGATCGATCAGCGATATCAGGCGAAATTCATCGAAACATTCAAGAAACTCGAAACATACACATGGTTCATCCCTGCCAGGAACACATTTCTCGGCATGCATGTGGTCTGGGCTGATATTGAATCAACTACCATAGACATCAAGCAGATCAGTTCTCATGACCTGAAATTTCTTCACCCGCTGACAACCGAGGAAACGCTGGGGTTACTTGAATTGCATACCGAGCTCACCACAAACGGCCTTGAGATATTCCACCAATGCAAACCATACCTTAACCGGACGGACATCAAGGAACTCCGCCGAAAACTTGTAATCTACAACACAGCCATCAAAGATCTGATCCAGACCAGGGCGATCATCGAGGATTTGGTATTTGCGATCGAGCAGCAGAAGGATACGAAATGAACGAAATGAACGAGATTAACAGAAAGTTATCCACAGTTAAGGCATCGAAATATTACCTTCACAAGAAGGGCAAGGTATATGAAACCATAATGCTCACCCTTGACACCGAAACGCTCCAGACCCGGGTGGTCTACAAGGAGGCCGATGTCCGGTCAGGGATAGCTTGGTCAAGGCCATTCGACCTGTTCACAGACGGGCGATTCACCGAGATCAGAGGGTGCGGAACAATACGAGGAGTACAACCATTTATGGCCAGCAGAGAAGAAAAAATCAAGTATTTCATCATCGGATTCATATCGGCGATTATGACCCTTGTCCTCCTTATGGGGATTTGGGGTGGATATCTTGCATACATGTTCAGGGGGCACGGATGACACAACCAAGCATACCGGAATGCCCATACAAAAAGGGAGGCCTTCACGGCGATCCCACCACCCCAAAACCGAACATCAGGCCGGTCGCCCAGAACGCTCCAACCGAAAAATCAGAAAATGCTCCCGGAAAGCTTGGAAAATCATCTGGGAAAAATCTAGGGGTAAATTCAGAAAAATCTCAAACAGCTGGTCGAAACCTTGAAAACCGCTCCCTGGAAACTCAGGGGTCAGAGGCGTTTGAAAGCTCTGCGCCACACTGCCCCTGCGATGAGGATGACGGCTACCGGGAATTATACGAAATCCTGACAGGACAATCCGAACTGAAAGGCCAGGTGCATGTCAAGGTTTACCGGGTGATCGAGGTTTACGATGTGATCGTGCCGGTCAAGAGCGAACACCCAAGGGCTGCTGAGATTGAGGATGCAAGGAGCAAAGCTGTGGAACAGGTGAAATCCGGTTCAGCCCAGCCATCGGTTCCAGACCTTGCATACCTGACCATTGCATATTGAAACGACAACTGAACATGCAGGAGGAAACCAGTGATAAGACTAAAATACACAAAAACAAGGGCCACCGCCCTCGAACCAAGACAGGCCACAGCGGGATCTGCATGCCTTGACCTGGCAGCAGCAGAAACGATCAAGATCCTGCCCGGGGAAACCATGCTGGTCGGAACGGGCCTCTCGTTCGAATTTCCCAGCGCATACGAAATGCAGCTGCGACCCAGATCTGGCATGAGCCTGAAAACCGGCCTGCGCTTTGCGAACTCGGTCGGCACAATTGATAGCGATTTCAGGGGCGAGGTCTGTGTGCTGGCATGGAACGCTGGTAAGGAACCGCTCACGATTCGCCAGGGGCAATACATCGCCCAGGCGATCCTGGCCAAGCGGGTCGAATGCAGGCTGGTCGAGGTTTCAGAACTCACACCCACAGAACGAGGCTGCGGCGGATTCGGACATTCAGGATGAAAACGGTAACCCTGCGGAAATACATCGTGGTCACGATCATCACATTTACATTCATACGATCCACGCCGGCGATTTGCCAGGACGAAGAAACGGTTTTTATCCAGACTCCTGGAGGATATGCTGAGATCGCAGGAGGCGAACACGCCATGCAGCTGAGGGCTTATCGGGATTTGATCGATAGGCAGGAAAGGGAACTTTCAAGGCTGCACTCTAGAGAGCATGAACTTCAGATCAAAAACATCGAAATGCTCTTTAAAATGAAAAATTTGCAAAACAACTGCGAACATTGGAAATTTATGGCAACCATGCTGGCTCTCGCAACCATCGCCTCTCTTTTTACTGCCTTTTATTTCTTTAATAAATGATGAATTATCAAAAAAACAACAACGAAAAACAAAACGCAATTTTCTGTTGATTTTGAAAAATTCACAAAAATTAAAGCTGGCCGCCCGCATGGTTAACCAATTTCAGGGGGGGCCCCCTCGGGGGGGCCCCGGGGGGGCCTCGGGGGGGCCCCGACCCCCCCTCGGGGGGGGGTTGGTAAGAAGAAGAGAAGAGAATAGAATAGAAAAGGAAAAGCACAAGGATGAAGAGGGCGCAAAAATGCGCCCGGAAAGCCCAGCAAAGCTGGGCCATTTGCGTGTTTTTAACAATCAAAAAAGAAAATCAATCTAATCCCATAAAAAAAACTTCGACAGATTCATTCAGAAAAAGAAATGGCTTGGTTGACACAAAACGACTATTAAACGAAATTTTGACAGGACGAAAAAAGAACGCCGAAAATGAAATCAATTGTTCAAGCCCTGGCTTTGTGTTAGAATTTGGAAACGGCAATCGCCCGATAATATGATTACGGGGACACCATGGCAAACAAGAAAAAACCGGACCAGCCCACAAAGAGACTGGCCAAAAAAACTCAGAAAGCAAAGGGCAAAACTAAGCAGCCTGAAAAACCAGCCCGAATCATTCCACCACCGCCAAGACCAAATCACGATCAACTGCCAAAACCGCTCCAAGAACCTCCCGTAATTTCGCCAGACGATCAACCAGGTGCGAAACCACTACCAGAATCCGGACCAGGCTCACGAAGCCCGCAACAGTTTATCCCGCTCACAGAGGATGAGATCCTGCTCCAACAGGTTCTGAAAAAATACAACATAGACAAGAGAAAACTGGTGGGGATGATTGCGACTGGAAAGATCAACATGAAAGTCCCAAAGGGGCGACCCGGCGCAATCGATGCGTTCAAGGCGAGTAACATGCTAGCCCTTGCGCTGGTCGGATTAAGGCCGCAGACCGTGGCCAAGGTTCTCGGAGTCGATGTGCGAACGCTTCAGAATTACCTCAAGAAAAACCCGGGCTTCAAAGAAATGTTCAAGAACAATCGTATGTCCAGGTTTCAGCATTTGATGAGCAAGGCATGGCAGCAAGTGAACAACGGATACTGGCCAGCAATAGAATTCATGCTTAAAAACTTCTTCGGCGATTTCATGAAGGCGCAGCTAGAAGGAATCAAACCGGGCGAGGACGATACATTCGATCCGAGCGATGAGGGCGGAGCAATCGAATCCGAAATCAAGGTCACGGTTACACAATACACCCGCCAGATCGATCAGAAAATCCTCGAAGCGATCGAGGACGAATCTGGAGACGAAGAAGCGGTTAAGGTTGATCGGGTCACGCCGGCAGAACTCGGCGAGGCAATCGAAGCAGAATATACGGTAGTCGAGGAAAACAATGGCAAAAACCAAGGCAAAGGCCGTGGCAAAACTCAAGGAAAAGGCCCAAGCGAAAAACAAGGCCAAGACAAAACCAAAAAAGGAACAGAAGCAAAAGAGCCCGAAAACCCGGACTATTATTAAATATACCGGGCGAGAACTGCACAATACGCTTCTGAACCTCCTGCCTTACCAGGCACAGCTTCAGGTATCGGACAAGAAATATCTGGCCTTCATTGCCGGAACCGGCGCTGGAAAAACATACTATGGCCCGATCTGGTTATACCTGTCCATGCTCGAACGCCCGGGAGAGGAATGGATCGTTAGTAACCCGACCATCCCGATGATGAAGCGCAACATCATCAAGTACCTGACCCGATTTTTCGACAAGAACAAGATCAAATACCAATATTGGAAACAAGACATGATGTTTGATCTCGGTAAGCTCGGGATCATTTACTGCATTTCAGCGAGCGATGCCGATAGGATGCAGGGCATTCATGCCGCTGGGGTCGTGGGCGATGAGGCCGGGAAATTCGAACGACTCTGGTGGGACACCGCCGTCCAGAGGGTGAACCTCAAGAAGGGACGCATTCTGCTGATCACCACGCCATACGCCATGAACTGGATATACCACGACATATACAAAAAATGGGTGAATGGCGATCCCAAGATTGAACTGGTCAACCCGTCCAGCATTGAAAACCCATTCTACGACATCGGCGAATACCTGGAGGCAAGGGATAGGCTGCCACTTTGGAAATTCAAGATGCTGTATCACGGCCGATTCACAAGACCGGCAGGACTCATTTACAAACGATACAGCGTCTGCCCGAGGTTCCCGATCCCGAGCAACTGGACAACACGAGCTCGATCAATTGACTTCGGTTTTAATAACCCGACTGGCATCCTTGAAATGGTGCAAAGCCCTTCAACCGGGATCTGGTATGCAGTTAACGAAATCAAGCGATCCCGTGTCGATTATGATGAAATCAAAGAGATTCTTTCAGATCAGCATTCAATCATTTACGCCGACCCGAGCGAGAAACAAGCAATCGAAACTCTGAATAACAATGGCCTTCCGATCTATCCGGCGATGAATGCGGTTGTTCCTGGAATTCTTGAAACAGCCGCAGGATTGAAAACCAAACGCCTGATCATCTTTGACGACTTGGCAAACCTGATCGATGAACTCCAGACATACCAATGGGCGCAGGATAGCAAAGAGGACTTCATCGACTCGCCGGTTAAAATGAATGACCACTTGGTCGATGCACTCCGATACTTTTGGTACACCACCCACGCCCAGGGCCAGCCGGGCGCATATTACATGACTGACAAGCTAAAACAGATCGACTATGATACTGCATACAAAAAACTCGTCAAAAAGAAAACAATCGAAGAGATTGATAATATATTTGGAGACGGCGATGATGACGATTAAGAAAATGACCATAAAGGGGGGCTCATTACAATGGCTCACAAAGACCTCGACCTAGCAACCTGGCTGGAAACCGGCGATGCCAGGCTGGCCACGAAAACAAACCGGAACTCATACGAATCAGCCCTCTGGGTTAACGCCATCGTGGCGGCAATTGGGGAAACGGTGGCGGGCGTTCCGGTTATATTCAAGAAACCAAACGGCGAGATCCTCGACATGCACAAGGAGCGGATGACTGATCCGGTAGCGCAACTGTTTACGCCTCCATACGCCAAGATCATCCCCACCCTCGAGGATTTACGGACAGGGATGGTCGTGAACAAACTAATCGATGGCGAGGCGCTGCTCGTTGCTGATGAATTCAATCCTGCTGGCCAGCCGACCGTGGTCAAGATTGGTGATCCTACCCGCTTATTCCCCAACATGAAGGACGGGGAACTTCTGGGCTGGTACACGATGCAGGGAAAAAAGCGGATCAATTTTACCAAAGGCGAGGTTATACAGGACAAGCTCTACAACCCATTCGATCCAGTCCGTGGTCTTTCGCCTCTGAAGGCTGCCCGATTCGCAATCGAGGTCAACTATTATGCTGACGCCTGGAACGCCTGCTTCTTCAAAGCCGGAGATGTGCCAAGCATTATAGTCGAATCAGACCGGATGCTCCAGGACGATCAGCGAGAACAGGTGTATAAGAATTTCAGAAAATACAAGCGGGATCTCGAACACGGAACCGGTGTCTTCATCCTTGAGAAGGTCAAGCTGGCTAAGCGGGCCATCAATGTGAAAGATTTTGAATTCGTGACCGCCAAGAAAATGAGCCGTGAAGAGTTATGCGCCATTTTCAAGATGCCGCCTGCCGAGGTAAGCATATTTGAGTATGCGAACTATGCCAACGCTGACGCACAACGGGAAATGTACTATGAAAAAACCGTTATCCCGATAACCAAGAAACAATGCAAAATCATCCAGATAAGCATACTTGATCAGTGGTTCCCGGGGTATTCAATCGAACCAGACCTCTCGGACATCTCACCACTTATTCACAGCTTTGTGAAGAAACTGGAAGCAGCAGATAAGCTGCACACCAAGGGCGTCCCGTTTTACCTGATCAATAAACAACTCGGGCTTGGAATCGATCGCTATGATGGCGATGAAATCGGATACATCAATGGCCTCCCCGTTTCCCAGGTCACGCCCGAGGAAGCCCAGGCAGGCGCTCCGCCAGAGACGACCCCAGACGGGGACGAGGGGAAGGAAGCGAGCTCGCCATATCGGCTCAGACCAGAAACATATGGGGCTATTCGCCGAACGCAAAGCGCAAACGGATACATTGACGGAATACAGACACACCCGCACAGCAGAAGCATGATCAAGGTTCCCAAGCACAAGATGTTTGTAATGCTTCCCGGCGGGAAACAGGTCGTGACGAATACGGAATTCTTCAGGAACTACATCGCCCGGGTGCATCGCCTGATTTACGATCCTTTCACCAAGAAAATAGGAAAATATTACACATCGTTCATCAAGGCAATGGGGAACGAGGTCGCTGAGAAAATGCGGAATGTCGACACAGCCCTGCGGTTCCAATTCGATCAGGACAAATGGGCATCGATGTATAAGGAAATGTTGAATCCGCTCGTCCGGCAGATCGCAACCGCCACGATGTACTACCTCAAAATGGAAATCAAGGCCAAGAACAATACCAGGGCATACGCCAAGCTGGTAATCGAGGCAGAGGCCAAGGCGGCATGGGAATCGTTCGAACTTGAGGACTTCCTGACCACAGAGCAGATCCTGCAAATGATGAAGGCGCTTGACGATGTGATCGAGAAGGCGACCCTGACCATCACCCGGACATTTGCGAACGGGATAATCGAAATCGTTCAGGACGGCCTGCGGCAGGGATCTACGATCCAGACCATGTCCGAGCAGATCCTCGACCTATCAAACAACCGGGTGGCCAACGCAGCCACGAATGCACAGACCCTGACCACGGCCAGTTATAACACAGCCAGAGAGGTCGGATATGAGATCAACGGAATCGATAAGCACATCTGGATATCAATGCGTGATTCAGCCGTCAGGGACGACCATGTGGCTCAAGATGAAAGCGGCCAGGTCGTGAAGGTCGGAGATATATTTTTTTATACCGGGCTGACATATCCCGGGGAACCAGGCGGGGAGGCCAAGCAAGTTATTAACTGCCGATGCCTTACCGTTCCAGTTATCCCTGAGACATTCGGTGGTGATTTCAGTGATGACTTTGAAGAAGTGTAACCGGGGCGATTTGTAAAAAGCAGTCGTCCCCTGATAATATTTTTCAAAGGGAATAAAACGGAGGTCAATGGCATGGACAAAAAGAGCAAGACAAATAAGCAGCTCGATAAGACTGATATCGATAAGCTGCTGAAATTTGAAACCCTGGACCCAAAAAGCGCAAAACCCGAGGACAATAGGACTGCGTTTTTTATGATGGAAACGGTCGAAAAGATCGGCAAACAGTATGAGGGCGCCGAAATTTACAAAGGGACTGCTTCATCGAATGTCGTGGACAGGGACGAAGAGGTTATGCTCCCAATGGGGATGAAGGCCGAGAATTTTCTCAAGAACCCTGTGATCCTTAAGGCACACAATTACAGAGAAAACGCAGTGGGCAAGGCTCTGGGCTTGATGGTGAACGAGGACAATGTGGACTTCGAGTTTATCTTTGCCAAAACAAAGGACGCACAGGAACTCGAAGGGCTCTATTCTGATGGTTTCATGCGGGGCTTCAGTATCACATTCACCCCGATCAAAAGGCTCTGGGTCAATGACGAGACACCCGAAAAATTCATGGTTGAGGTTGCAGGGCGCAATATCACCATTGATCTGGCGAAATACGAGCGCAAGCCAAGACTGCTTACCCTTGAATGGGAACTTCTGGAAATCTCCTGCGTTTCAGTTCCGGCAAACCAGAACGCACTGATGCATGGCGTCAAGGCGCTCGGCATGAAAACCCTTGACGGGATCTCAAATCCGGTTCAGAAGGGGCTGGCCAAGGAAAGCATCGACCAGTACATCGAACAGCTGGGCAGCCTGCTGGAATCCATCGGCAACGCCCCAACCGAATGCAAAACAGTCGTCCCCTTCCTTTCCACCCCGATAGACATGGAAATGGCATGGAGCGCATCCGATGCCAGGGCCAAGGCCGCCATGTTCGCATCAAGCGATGGTTCCGGCGACAAGGACAAGATCGACTGGGCGAAATTCAGTAAATTCTTCACAAGGTATGACGAAGCGAAAGCAGACCAGCTTACCTCTTACCACCTCCAGCATCACACGGTGAAGGATGGCAAAATGGTAGCAGTCTGGAAAGGTGTCGTGGCAGCCATGGCCGCACTCTTCGGCGCAAGGGGCGCAAAACCGTATTCATCCGAGGACGAGAAGAAAAAGATTTATGACCACCTGGTCAAGCATTACAAGGATGCCGACAAGGAACCGCCAGAATACAAGTCATATACCGAGGATGAACTGAAAAAGATGTTTCCCGAGGAAATCGTGACATCCAAGGGCGGCGAACCGGATGGCCAGGGAACACCCGAGGGCGATCCCCAGCCCGTACAACCGAACGACATCAAGGAAATCAAGGAATCGATCAGCGAAATCCTGTCGAAGCTGGCCAGCATGGACGAGGCGGTCAAAACCCAGAATGTGCATCTCAGCTTCATCAAGGAATATATGGGAAATCAGGTAAAGGGCGAATCGGAACCCAGGGGCGACCAGGGCGATGACAACCCAGAAGGCGTGACTGAAACCCTGAAATCCTTTCTGGACACCATGAAGAAAACCGGCAATCCGCCGAAGAAAACGGAATAATATAACAACCAAACTAGGAGGAAAGAAATGAACGAAGAGGCTAAGAAAATCCTGGAACAAATCAAGGCAGAGACTGAAAAGATCGGGAAGGAAGCAATGGAAAAGGCCCAGAAGAACGGGCTGGACATCGCAGAATTCCAGAAGTCTCTCACAGACGCAATGAAGCGTCTGGAAATGGTCGAGAAATTCATGACCACTTCTGGCGCCAAGTACAGCGTATTTTCCGAGCAGAACGAATCCGAGGTTTTCCTCGAGTGGTTCCGCAAGGCAATCGATCCGAGGTTCCCTGAACAGGTCAAGATGGCCAAACTCGAGAAGAAGGATGTTGATGACGCAATGAGCACGGTTGTGGCAGCTGACGGAGCAGTCATGGTGCCGACCGAGTTTATACCCCGCATCGTCCGCCTGATTGAGTCTTACTCAGCCGTCCGCCAGGATGCGACCCTGATCCCGATGAAGTCCAAGACTGTGGAACTGCCAGCGCTGACCGCAGGAATCATCGTATACTTCCCGGATGAGAAGAAGACCATCCCGGACAGCAAGCCGACCTTTGAAATGATCACCATGATCGCCAAAAAGATGGCAGCCCTGATCCCGATCACCGAAGAACTGATCGAGGATTCAGCCATCGAGGTAGCGAACCTCCTGGCCAACCTGATCGCTGAAGGTTTCGCCGAGAAGGAAGAATACCTGACATTCTGCGGCGACACAGCGACCGACCCGTTTGATGGCCTGCTCAATGTTGCAGGAACTAACATCGTAACCATGGATGCCGGGGACGAATCCTTCCTCGATATTACATATGAATATCTGAGGAACATGCAGAACCCGCTCACCAAGGCAGCCAGAAGGGGTGCCAAGTATTACATGAACAGCACAATCCTGAACCATCTGGCTCAGCTGAAGGACGATGCTGGAAATTACATCGTGAACCCCGGTCAGGATGGCCTGCCCAAAACCCTCTGCGGATACCCGTATGAGATGATCGATTCCATGCCTGACCTGGCCGATGACGACGACGATACACCATTTGTGGCCTTCGGCAATCTGCGTCATGTTTACTTCGGCGACCGCAGGAAGCTCACCATCAAATCCAGCGAGCATGTAGCCTTTGCTGACGATGTGACATTCCTGAAGGGAACCCAGCGCATCAACATCACGGTAGCGATCCCGAGCGCATTCTCAATCCTGAAAACCGCTGCCACACCGTAACCGAAAGGTTAACTAAAATTACAAAAGACCGGAGGGATTTGAACCCTCCGGTTTTTTTTGTTACAGTGGTAAAAACGCAACGGGAGGGCATCATGGAAGAAAATCTGAGAACCGCTGACCAAAAGAAAACAGATCCCGAGGCCAAAGAAGGCGAAAAGACAGGGGCCGAGGAAAAAAACAAGGGCATTAATGACGATACCCGGACCCGTTCTGATAAGATGATAGGAGGGGCGGGCAAATCGGTGGAAAACAAATCCGAATGACCGGCCCAAGATCAACCAAAGGGCCATTAGTCAAGGGCAATAAATTAATCAGGAGGCAAGGAACAATGGCAGATGACAAGGACAAGAAAGCAAAAGCTGAAGCAGCAGCCAAGACCAAGGCAGCTGAAAAGGCCGCCAAGAACGACAAGGTAAAGGCTGACGAAGGAAAACCGGAATCCGAGAAGGTGAATGAATCGGAAAAGGCCAAGGCCCCCGAAAAGGCCAAGGCAGACCCCAAGAACGAGAAAAAGAAACACCCGCTTCTCGAAGAGTTCACCCACAGGAAAATCGGAGAAAAGGTCGAGGTTCTGGTTCACTGCCGGCATACCCTGACCGATGGAGTCCGCAAATTCAAGCCCAGTATTGTGGTCGAGGGCAAGAAAGAGAAAAAGCTGAAACCGCACTGGATACCGGAATCCTTGGCAATCGCCATGGGCCCTAAATATCTTGTTGTGGTCAGCCCTGATGAACTCAAGAAAAAGAAAAAGGATGATGACGAGGATTAATCCATGGCAGATTTAGCGGTATTTTTAGCTCCAGCAATCCAGGAATTGCAGGACCTGGTCCAGAGCCACGACCCTGAACAGGAGGATGTTTACCGGATATGCTGCGAAATTGCTTACTCCCAGATCAAAACCCTGTGCAATCGGGAATTCAGGGACGCAAGTGAGGCGGCAGACATTGAGGAAATATACTTCGATGTGACCGAGGGCAGCCTTTATCCCAAACACTATCCGATTCAGGAAATGGCCAAGATCGAATACTGGGACGGCGATGAATACGAAGAACTTGATGTCGATGACGACTATCGAGTCCCGGGAACAAACGACCGCATCCTGTTTTACTTCTCAGACACATGGGGCGAGATCCGCATCACATATCGAGGCGGATATACGGTGATAACCTCAAACGAAAACCTGAAGAACGCAGTCGTCCAACAGGCGCTGATGATCTTCAAAAAAAAGGACTTTGTCGCCATGACAAACCGCAACGATCTGGCTCCTGGTGCAATAAGCACTGCGGATATTAAAGTCCTGCCAACGGTTCAGGACATGATCCAGCCGCTGATCAGGTACGGACAATGAAATGGATATCCGCCTCGATGTAGTCAAAGGCATACAGCAA